TATCAAACGCAGGGTCACCTGCACCACCATCCATAGCGTTAGCAAAAGCACTCAACATTAACTATATTGTTAGTAGAATATCCGTTTGCGCTTAGTAAGTCTTTTACCTCGTCCCCCGTCATACCTGTAGTATCAACAAAAATATTAGACCCATCGCTATTTTTTGCGTCAAGTTTAATATACTCGCCTGACAAAAAGATATTATAGTCATCTGTGGATTGTGGTATAAATCCAGCGTCTTTTAGCGATGTTGTTAGTTCAGGGGTAAGCGCAGCATCCGCAACCATAGTGTTAGCGAACTTATCTAAATCTAACCCTGTAATACTTGCGGCGTTTTTTATTTCTTTGTCTGCATAGGCAAGGTATTTCGCTAACTGACCCGGCTCTAGGGAAGCAAGCGTCAACCCCTTTGCAGCTAGGGCGTTTTCTACGGTAGATAACCTGATGGCGTCTAGGGTGGCATCTGCTTCCGATTTACTTGCTGGACCCTGCTGTCCATTAAGAAGAAAATGTTCTGCAGCGTTGTCAAAATCTTGACCAAGAAACTCTTTATATGCTTCCGCATCAAAATTAGGGCGTAGGGACAGGGCCGCTGCAAGCGTAGCCTTATCATAAACAGGCTTCATAGACGCGTTTAGGTCGTCTATGTCGGACATCATATACTCTGTTTTTTCTTTGTACGCGGCGTCTAGTTCAGGAATTTGCGCAGTATACGTGTCATAGTCTGCTTTATACTGGTCTAGCGCAGGTTTAAGCGTATTATCGTAATCAATCTTAAACTGGTCTGCAAAAGTTTGATACGCCCCCGCTGCAGCGTTGAGTGCGTCTACAGTAGCTTGTGTAGGTTCTTGATTGTAGGCTTTAAGCGCGGCGTTATAAATACCTTCAAGCCGCTCTTGCTCTATTACTTTCTTTTCTATTGCGACTTGTGTAGCTTTATAACCATCCGCCGCGGCTACTGCGTTTGCTGACGCTTCGTTAAGTGCATTTGCGGCGTCCTGAGTGGCACTGGACGCTCCTGTAACCTTATCTATGGCGGCATCAACAGGACGGTCTACAATATCTTTAAGCGCCTCCATCCCATACTCGTCCCACTTAGCAAAAAATGCGTCAGAACTTAGTTCAGGATTACCTTCCAAGGCTACAGTTGCAGCGTTGGTTAGCGCGTTGGTCATAACTATGGCTTGGCTTTTATCAAAACCAGCGTTCTCTTGCAAGAACTTGTGCATGGTTTCGGATACGCCAGTGTATTTACTAATTATAGACGTAAATTGTGACGCGGAAACATCACCACCTGTAATCTCAGCGGTAAGAGATGCGGTAATACTCTCCTTAACACCGTCTTGAAGTTTCTCCCAACCACCTATGATAGGTTTATTTTCAGCGTCAAACTCGCCAGTAAAGTTTTGAAACCTTTCATCTATATTATCCGCGATCTTACCAAGAGTAGCGCCAACCGCAGCGTTAAGACCTCCTGTAGCAAACGCCTGTAATGGGTCTTGTCCGTATATAATCGCCGTAGTAGCAGATTGTGTGCCGCCTTTAATACCTGCTTGAACCGCGGCTTCGACGGTAGAGTTTAACCCTGCGCTAGCTATTTTTGGGTTAACATATGTTGAACTAAATTCTCCAACTTTCCCAGTAGCATAAGAAATGGCTGCGGCCTTAACTACATCACCAAGATCGCCTCCGTTTGCAGCTACTGCTGCGCCGTCAATAAGAGGAAGCGCCCATGCGTTACCCGTAGCAACTGCGGTTATCTTAGCAATAGTAGTAATCGGGTCGTCTAACGCAGCCTGAACAATGTCCCCAACGCCATCTAGTACGGGTTCGACTATCTCATCAACAACCCAGTCAACCGCATCGCCAACAACACCGATAACATCTTCAACAACGTCTACAATAGCGCCGCCGATGTCTTCGACAATATCTACAATAACACCCATTTATGCCGCCTTAGTGAGGGGTATGTCCCCCAAAGTTATGAACGCTTTAGAGTTACCATCTGAAAGCCGCCCTACCGCTACTGTTGTATCTGCCTTATCTGCGTAACGCTTCCACACTCTAAATGCGTTATCCAAGGTATCGCCCTTATATTCAGCCACGTACCGTTTTATGCCTATGCGTTGTAAGTGTGTTAGATACCGCAGTCCGTTGTTTATAAAGTTTTGTGCGGTATCCACGTTAATCGCACGCCCCCACATCAGGTCTTTGTTTTTACCTTTACCCCTATGCCCAATAAACACAGTGTTGCCCACCTGCAGTATGTCTACATTATCCATAGTTAGCTCTTTTGCGATCCCTGCTAACCCCGCAGCAGGAGTTACTTGCCCAAGGTCCGACCCTCCAAGCGCCATGCTAATAACAGTCGGTGCGGGTAGTGGTTCTTGCTTACTATCTACTACGGTTTGTGTCATTATACATACTCCAGCACTTCTTCGACAGACACAGGGTCTCGTTTTTTATTTGTGTCAACGTAGTCGCGCAGAGAGCCGATAGTCACTCTCGATATGTTGTCTAGCTTCTCGACATCATTTGGAAGCCCGTAGATGTCACTAATGACTTCCACAATCATTATCATATCTAAACTGTCAAGTCCAACATCTATTGGTTCATTATCATAACTTGTTATTTGGGGCGCATTGGCAGGTTTGTTACCCACTGCATCCGCCACCACATTAAAAACGTCTATAAAGTTCATTTTTGCACCTTTTTGTTGAGGGTGCTTTTATTATACGTTGCTTACAAAGGAGATGTCTATAGATGCAGACGGTATCCCGGGATGTGGGGACGTAGCAGCTTCTGTGTGTAAATTTAGCTGGGTGTCTCCTGTTGCCCAATAAACCTCTATGTAGTCGTTTGCTGCCAAAGAAACAGTAAATCCCCAGTGTATAACGTAGTCATCATTACCTTTTACGTCAAACATATGTCCCGAGTAAGCTATATCGCTGCCGTTCTTTTGTTCCCAGACAGTTACAGGCGTCTCACTAGAGTTATTGTGTTCTAGCTGCAGTGTAACGTCAAACTTGTATATACCGGGGTTTTGTACGTTTATCCTGCTGTTATTTGATAGTGTGATCGCACTGCTATATGAGGTATTGTTGAATGTGACTGCGTAACCCGTGTTAACCACTGATGCAGTTTGATCCTGCGTACTATAAAACGCTGCACAAGGGTTGTATAAAAACTTACCCCCGACATCGGTACTAAGTAATGTGTTTACTGTGTTGACAAGGCGGTTGAAAAACAGACGTAACACGTTGCTGTTCTGATCCATGTACGGACGATCATATGCTTCAGGTGCTAAAGGAAGTGCAGGTGTGGCTACTCTGTCAATCTCACTGGGCATTACCGCCTCCCGTCAGGGCGCATGTCAATCCTCGGTGCACCGAGCTGCCATGTAACACCTTCATCAGTAGACTCTACCTTCATTGCAAGCTGGCGACCCCGCACGCGGGTGTATATCTGCCCTGTATACGCTTCCACAGGAAGCACAGCCGTACGGGTTATCGTACGTGAATTACTGCCGCCTTCGGACAAAGGATCGTTATATCCAGACCCAGAATTGGCAAGCGGTAGTAACGTCATCGTCGCACTAGGTGAGCCTGTCGTGGACCCATCAAACCGTATGTCAGGCAGAATACGCCATATAAACGCAAACTGATGTCCGTCTTCTAGGTCAAACTCTGCGGAGGCTACATACGCGTGTATGGCTGCGGTAGTACCTGTCTCGTTGTCGTCTACACCTTCCTCGTGGTTTACAAGGTTATATGAGTATGTAGCTGCAAGCGGGTTACCACGCAGACCGGAATCAAGCCATGCAGTACGCGCCATTGTGCCGTAGTACCAAATGTCTTCTAGGTAGTTGTAGACCACGTAACGGTCTATGTTTGTTTGGTCAGTAGAGCAATAGAACCACCATATTTCGTGGTACGACTCGTTAGTCCCTGCGAACACCTGCTCATATTGTTGTTCGTTAAAGTTGCCAAAAATGAACTTTCGTAGGTCACAACGCAGTGGTTGAGTACGCCCGTCATACTTGTAGAACTTATCTTTACCCATCCAGTAGGCTACACCGTTAGCATAGGCTACACAGTTTTGTGACGCCGTAGATATGTTTTCACCAACAAGCTGCGCTGACCATACTACGGGGGCACCCACATACTGTAAGGAATACAGTGCGGAATCAGTCCAAACCAATACCTCTTGTCGTGCTTGTTTTGCGGCAATAATTTCGGTGCCGTTAGATAACGTAAGAAATCCTGCCTGTGACGTAACAGAAGGTGTCCAATCTACCACGCTACCTTGATCTGACCATCGCACCAACATGGGGTTAACTGTTGCGCTACCAAACTCATTCGCGCCAAACGCAAACACAAAACGGTTAATGTCGGACACTTCGATAAGACGCTGGCTTGTAGGTACGTTGCTTGCGCCACCAAGAGTTGATAGTTCTACGCCACGGGACGTTAACCCGCTAGTTGCATCCCAGTAATATATTGGTCCTCCACGAGGTCCAAAAACAAGGTCTTCACCAAAATTAGATTCACTCCAAAGTCTGATAGATTCTGTGGATGTTACGCCTATACCCCAAGTACCCGAACTCCAAGAACCCGCGCCCCAACCCGTAAGTGGGATAACAAACGCAGTACCGACGTTAATCTGATACGCCGCCGTAACCGTACCACCACCTGTTGCAGTAGAAGAAGCTGCGGAACCCGCGTCTATTGTATACTCGTTAGTAGTTGTGGTCAGTGTTATCTGATATTCGCCGTTCAGTGTAAGCCCACCTACGGCACTAGCGCCACTATAGGTAACAAAATCTCCGTCTGTGTAGCCACCATTTGCATCGGTAACCGTAACGATAGGAGAACCAGAAGTTGTTGCGAACGGGTCTGTGAGCGTCACTGTAGCACGCAACGGGGTGATGTCGTTATATGCTCCACCATTCTCAATGTAGTATTTTAGATTGGTGCCAACGGCGATAAGGTTCTGGCTACCTAATGTTACCCAGTTCCACAGCGACCTACATACCCCCTGAAACGTAGTAGCAGATATACGTTGCCAACCACCTATTTTCTCAGGTGTGCCCTGCCGAAAGCGTATTTTATCGCACTCGTACCAGCCACCTTCGCTTGTGTAGCGTGTGTTTTCGCGGTTCACACCAGACTTTAAAAGTAGCTTCTTTAGGGGCATGTTACACCTTAATCTATAAGTTCAAAATGAGGGCCGTCAATAAATGGCCTGCGACCCTGTGATCTACGAAGGTCAACATACGCATTCATGGCGTCTTCCATTGTGCCTTCCCATTTACGAATGTCCATAGGATACGGCATTTCAGGTGTGCCCCATGCAGCGCCCCAACAAATAGGAACCCCCAGTTGTGTCGCTGCCTCTTTAATAGCATCAGCCAAATCATCATAGAGCGAGAGTTCCCAACTCGCCCTGCCATTTATATATGCCATGATATCGAAAGCCTTACCTTCAAGATGCTTAGACTTCATCGTTTGACTGGCACCTTTAGCGACTAATTCTTTCTGTTGCTCAATGGTTCTCATCCCCTGAACCACACCAAAGTCTGTCTTGGTCATAGTTATTGCCATCTTCACAACAGCTTGTAGCCGTTCGTCTATACCCTCAAGCCTATCAAGGCTGCGTCTGCTTAACTTAAACTCGCTCATGTTACTTCCTCTTAAAGAATGCTGTAGCCCCGCGCACACCGAAACTGGCTGAAATTGCAATTCCAAGGCTGTAAAAATACCAGTCCGGAGCTTTAGAAAGCTGCTCAAACCCACGA